ATATGGTGTTATTATATATCAAGAGCAAGTTATGCAGGCATGCGTACACTTGGGCGGCATGACTTGGGCAGAGGCTGATAAGGTCCGCAAGATTATTGGAAAGAAAAAAGATGCAAAAGAATTTGACCAATTCAAGGATAAGTTTATTGCTGGGGCTTCAGAACACATTACTAAGAAAAAAGCCGAAGCGCTATGGCATGATTTTGAAGCGCATGCTGGTTATTCTTTTAACCGCTCCCATGCTGTTGCTTACTCTATGCTTAGTTATTATACTGCTTGGCTTAAGTTTTATTACCCACTTGAGTTCATGTTTTCAATTCTTAAAAATGAAAATGACAAAGACGCAAGAACAGAATATTTAATTGAGTCAAAAAGACTTGGGCTAAAGGTACTGCTACCTCATATCAATGAGTCCCAGGTTTACTTTTCTTTACAAGATAATGCAATTAGATTTGGGCTGGCTGAAGTAAAGTTTATTTCAGACAGTATTGCAAACAAAATAATAGAAAGAAGACCGTTCAGTGACTATGCTGACTTTATTGATAAAGCATCGAAAAAGGGTTCTGGCATTAATAGCCGTGCTATTGCTGCTCTTAACGCCATCGGCGGTGCTGCGTTTACTGATAACAAAAGGCAAGGAAATGAAAAAGACAGTTACTACGAATACCTAGGCATTCCAACATTTAATCTTGAAGGCATTCCTCCAAGAATTAAAGCTCAGGCCAGACCAATTGAAGATTTTGATGACCTGGGATCTTTTGTAATGTTTGGAATGGTCAAATCAATTAAACGTGGAAATGGCTGGGCTAGAGTAGAGCTAGTTGATGAAACTGGTTCAGTAGGTCTATTCCACACCGAGCAGACACAGATAGAAACTGGACAGATGTATTTTATTTTAGTTGGAGACAACAGAATATCAAGGTACATAAAGGTATCAGACATCAATCCAGACTCAAATGATTTGTTTGTAGACTATCTATATAGGAAGCAATATGATCTTGAAGAAGACGAGTACATTGTGGTAAACTTTACGCCATATACGACTAAGGCTGGCAAGCAGATGAGCCACATAGTCTTGTCGGATAAAGATAAAAACCTAACAAGAGCCATCGCTTTCCCAGCGATGTATAAAATGACCTTAGCAAAAATGCGTGAAGGTATGAAGTGCAAGGTTACATTGTCAAAACTAGATGATGGAACTTTAAATATCAAGGAGATAAAATGACAGAACAGATTAAGGTAAGTACAGCAGAAGATGTATTCGGAGCACTCAGTGTGCCAAAAATTTTAATTGCTGCGTTAGAAACTCTTGGAACAATAACTGTGTCTACGGATTTATTCATGAATGCCGCCACAGAAGATCAAGAGCTAAAAGTTGATTACAATTCAGATGATCAAACATTTACATTTGCTTTAAAAGGAAAAAATGAATCAGGGACAGATAACGACCAGCTCATTACAGACTTCGAGTAAAGGAGAAACGATACTCGTAACAGACTATGGTCTAGATGTACTCGCAGCTCTACTTCATGAAACTGCTATAGAAAAAGGATTTTGGAATAATCCAAAAAACTTCGACGTATTTGGAAACAAGTTAGCACTTATTCATTCTGAAGTAACTGAGGTGCTTGAAGCAATTAGAAAAAATAAAGGATCTGAACAAATTGTAGAAGAGATGGTTGACATATTAATTAGAACTCTTGATCTATATGCATCTATGCGTAACGGAGGATTTGTAGAGCACAGCCTAGACGAAGTACTATTTAGCAAGATGAAAAAAAATAAAGATAGACCAAAGCTTCACGGCAATTTATTTTAATGATATAATTGTATTAAAGAGAGAGATAAACTATGACTATAGCGATTGATGACATCCTTGCAGGATTAGATCCAAAAACAAGAGCAAGAGTAAAAGCAGCACAAGATGTAAAAGTTGAAAAGCAAAAGACACCCAGCATCGGATTAAACATGGCACTTAAGGGTGGGCTTGGGTATGGTCGACAAGTTCTTGTATGGGGCAATAAATCTGCAGGAAAGTCTTCGTTCTGTTTACAGATGATCGCTTTAGCGCAAAAAGAAGGAAAGACCTGTGCATGGATTGATGCAGAGGCTTCCTATGATCAGGCTTGGGCAGAGATGCTTGGAGTAGATTCATCTTCTCTTATTTACTCACCAGCAAAAACTGTTAACGATATGGTAGATGTTGCAACAAAACTAATGGATGCTGGCGTTGACATAATTGTAGTAGACTCGATATCAGCACTCCTACCAGCAATTTATTTTGAAAAAGATGGAAATGAAATGAAGGATTTGCAAGACACCAAGCAAATCGGAGCAGAAGCAAAGGATATGACTCACGCAGTCAAAATGTTAAACTATGCAAATAAAAACACACTATTGGTACTCATCTCACAGCAGAGAAATCAGTTTGGATCTATGCATGCCTCCCACATACCGACAGGAGGAATGGCAGTCAAGTTCTTCTCTTCCACCGTCATTAAGCTTTGGTCTTCTGAGGCTGAAGCTAATGCTATCAAAGCTGGCATTAAAGTTGGTGACAAGATTATTGAACAAAGGGTTGGCAGACCAGTCAATTGGATTATTGATTACAACAAGCTCGGCCCCCCTAACTTATCTGGACAATACGACTTCTACTATCAAGGAGAATCACTTGGAGTAGATTTAGTTGGAGAGACCTTAGATGTTGCAGAGATGGTTGGAGCAATTGAAAAAGGTGGAGCTTGGTATACTGTTAACGGAGAAAGACTTCAAGGTCGTGCAAAGGCTGTATCTTATCTAAGAGATAATCCAGATGTTGTTAAAAAGCTAATCGAGGATATCAGTGCCAAATCTTAATGAGTTTTTAAATAAAGAAGAGCCAAAGGAAATCAATTCTACATTTGAAAACCTTCCTGGTTTAAGGCCATGCTCTAAGTGTGATATTGATGTAGATGGTGGGTTGTGGGATCCTGAAAATTTAATAATGAAGTGGACATGCTCCTCTGGGCATGAAACAGTGCATAGGATTGGATGATATAAAAATGGATAAGCTTATTGTTGCTCCTCAAATTGTTGTCTATAAAAACATTTTTAAAAATTCTCAACAGCTTATAGATCTTCTTGAAATAGATAAAGAAGATTCTATTTTTGATCCATGGAGACAGTGGTACCAGCAGGGATTTAGAAAAGATGTAGTCTTTGATTTAAATAAAAAATACACAGACACACAAGAATCCTTGTATCTAAAAGATGTTTGCGATATTGTAAATTTTATAAGAAAAGATTACTTTGATGATTTTGAAAAAGACAAAGGAGTCTGGCCTAGTTTTATTAATAACTGGGAGGACTTAAAAAAGCCACAGGACGTATTCTACCTAGACTATTTTAGGTACGTAAAGGAGCAAAACCATTACTCTGATAAAAATTTACTAATGGAATACCACGTAGACGAGTTCCCAGTAGTGAATGAGGCTAAGACAAGAAGACATGTTTTGACAATTAACTTTTATCTAAACAATGAATATAGCGGTGGAGAGATCTCTGCATATGACTCTATATCAAATAAAAGCTACACGTATAAGCCACAGCCAGGAGATGCAGTTGTAATGCCATCTACAGAGCCTTTCTATCATGCGGTAAAAGGATTTGAGGGCTCCGATAGATACTTCCTAAGATCATTCATAGATTATAGAATGGATTCCGAAGAGGAATGGGTTTCTAAATATAGACTAAGTTATGCTGGCAGAGACAAAGAAGTACAGCAGCATGAAGACGATTATGTTTCAAATGATTTACAGATGATAACAGTTTCCTCTGCAGAAGAAGTTATAGTTGGTGATTGACTTGTCAGAAAGATCAGAAGTTAAAAGAGACGGCGCTAAAGCTCAAAAAAATAGTGGCAGGGGAGACTATCAAAAAGGAGATGCACAGTGGAATCAGTTCCTTGTTGATTATAAAGAGGCTTCAAAATCATTTACTCTTAATAAAGATGTTTGGTCAAAAATATGCACTGACACATTTAAGGTGAATAGAGATATGTATCCAGCGCTAAAGATTATTATAGGAACAGAGTCAAAGGTAAGGCTTGGAATTATAGAGTGGGCAATTTTAGAAGAACTTATTGAGTTTTGGGAGGCAAATAATGTATAAGGTAGAGGGTTACAAAGACAATGAAAGACTGGTATCAGCAAAAATAAGGCCACTTGGCCCTAAGCGTGACTGGATGCATTCTATGACATACAATTGCACACCGATAACAGTTGCAAATTCATTAGGTTATGGAATTTATTTTGACGAGGATATTTCTTTTTCTTGGGACGGAGACAGAAAAAACCCAGCGGAAGCAATTTTAGGAAAGCAGTACGTGTGGTCAGGCCGTGGAGAAGGAACAGTTAGCTTTAATACAAACTTAATATTAAGAACTGATCCAGAGGTAAGTATGCTAACCATGCCAGTACCAAATGAATTTATAGACGGCGCAGAAGTTATAACAACAGTTTTATCAACATCAGTATTTACTGGTAGCTTTCCTATTGTGTGGAAACTGCATGAGGCTAACAGGGAGTACTTCGTACCAGCTGGGACAAATGTTGCCTGTGTTCTTCCCATATCCATATCACAGTTTAAAGACTCTAACGTAGAAGTTTTTCCAGGGATCTATCCACCAGATAAAAGAGTTCAAGATAGAAAAGAATATTTAGATGTAATTCAAGAGGCTGTTCTGGCTGGAAAGCCGAGACTAAAGATGTATAAAAAAGCTATTGATGAAAAGGGAAATAGTTTAGGTTATCATGAGTCTGATAATGTAAAAATGCATGTTACGTATATGGAGGACAACAAGTGACTATCTTTTTATTAGGATTAATGCTAGGATTTACTATTGGGTATCCGCTTGGATTATTCATTGACAAATTAGATAAAAGGATTAAAGATGGCGGAAGATAAGAACACACTACAATTAATTAGTGATATAACAGAGTTCAATGATCTGCATGAATATATGCAAGATGAGCACCTAGATAAGGCATTGGCTATCGTTGTTAAGCTATTAATGACGCCAGATGTACCTTCATCAAAGGCCCCAACGCTCATAATGGAGCTTCAAGCAATGTCTACCAAGTTTGCAGTGATGTCTTCTGTCTATTCAACTATTGCTAAAGATAAAGCGGGAACAGTAAATAATAATAAGAAGAACGTATATTACTCAGTAAAGGAGTCCATAGACAAACTTGTAGATGCACTTAAGTATGTCGTTAGGTACAACTCATAAATGGCTAGAGATATTGTAAAGAACCTCAAGTTTAAAAAACATACTGGAAAGTTTTTTGATCCAGAAAAGTTTGCCTCATTACTTGATGAGTCATATCGCAATACTAAAAGAGCAGATGGGCAGATGACAAAGAAATCATTTAGCCCAAGTTCACTTGGATATGGACATGGCACATGCCCTAGATATTGGTATATGGCATTTTCTGGTGCAGTATTTATTGATGATAACGATGCTGTTGCAGTTGCCAATATGGCACAAGGAACTCAGGCTCACGAAAGACTTCAAAAGCTTATTGCTACAATGCCAGAGTGGAAAGCGGAAGAAGAAGAAATTATTAATGAATACCCTCCCATCAGAGGGTTCATAGATTTAATTATGGAGTATGATGGCGAAACTGTAATTGGTGAAATCAAGACGGCAAAACAAGAGGTATGGGATACTAGACAGTCAGAGATGAAGTCGTCAGCAAATCATATGCTTCAGCTCTTAACCTACATGAAGCTAAAGAATGCCAAAGAGGGTTTCTTTCTTTATGAAAATAAGAATACCCAAGAGATATTAATTATTCCAATTTCAATGAATGAAAAGAATAAAGCAATAATTGAAGAGGCTTTTGCATGGATGGAGCAGGTATGGGATAACTTTCAAAATGGAGACCTCCCAGTAAGACCAGCGGGATCTACAAAGTCTAAGATGCCTTGCACCTATTGCCCAGTTAAAAAAGCTTGCTACGACAAGTCTGGGCCAGTCGGAACGGTTGAGATAGATTTATATAAGGTGCCTAAAATATGATTTGTGCCAATACAGAATGCGCTAAAGATTTTGATGCCAAGACGCACAATCAAAAGTATTGTACTGATGAGTGTTGCCGAATTGCTACAAACAAAAGAATCATGGAGAAATACTATGAAAAGAAGGCTATCAAAAAGGGTGCCGTAAGGCTTTGTAAAAAATGTAAGTCTCAATTAAGCAGGTACAATTCAGATGATATTTGCTCATCATGTCTTAAAAAATCAAATGTTAAATTAAAGAATCTGTTGCAGGGGATAGTTGATGAAATTAGCTAGCCTTGTAAAGACTAAAGCCTATAGAGTTCTCGGTATAGATGCATCTACCAATTCTATTGCTTTTTGTTTAATGGAAAATGATATACCTTTAAAATGGGGTAAGATAAATTTAGTTGGTGAAGACATATACGAAAAAATTTACGATGCAAAAAACAAAATGTCAATGATGTTAGATGAACTTAAGAGTGATTACATAGTTGTAGAAGGAGCGATACTTGTCAGATCCCCAGATGCTGTGATAAAATTATCTTATGTTTATGGGGTTGTTATCGCTGAGCTTATGTCTACTGGAGCAAAAGTAATTACGATTAGCCCTTCTGCTTGGCAATCATATATTGGTAACAAGAACCCTACAAAAGAAGAAAAGTCTGCAATAAGGATAGCCAATCCAGGATATGCAGAATCCTGGTATAAGAATCAATTAAGAAATATGAGGAAGCAAAGAACTGCTGACTACTTTAATAAGAAATATGGTTTACAAATTGTGGATTTTGATGTTGCAGATAGCTTTGGTATTGCACATTATAGTAACCAGGTGCTTACTAAGCGATGAAGCTATATCAGAGTAAAGAATGGCTATACAGAAGGTATGTAGTACAAAAGAAAACAGTTACAGAAATAGGTAAAGAGTGCGGTGTCTCTGCTATGACTATACAGAGATATTTACAAGAGTTTGGATTGTTAAGAAAGAAATGACAGGTTACCCAAATAAAGACGGCGGTTATCAGGCTTGGATAACTGACCTTCAGCTAATTGCAACAGAAGCTCCATCAGGACATAAAATTATTGTAGAGTGTCTAGAAACAGCAGAGATGCTAATTAAAAAGAATATATCATATGGAAACTCAGCGCTAGATCCCATTCGTATATTTTCAAAGGCGGATTCAAAAGAGCAGATCCGTGTACGTATTGACGACAAACTAAATAGAATTCAAAACGACAAAGCCTTCCCAGGAGATAACGATATTGATGATTTAATTGGATATTTAATTCTTCTTAAAATAGCCAATAAGTCTTAGTCAACTAAAACATGGTATAATTTATATTATGACAGAATTAGAGCCAGCAGTGCATTTTGATCGCATGAATAAGGTTGTAGAAGAACTTTTAAAAGGAAATTCAGCAACCCAGATAGCTACACTAACAGGATTCTCTAGAAAAGAAGTTTTGGAATATGTAGACGAATGGAAGTCTGTGGTCCATAATGATATGAATATGCGTGACAGGGCAAGAGAAGCAATATCTGGCGCAGACCAGCACTATGCAATGTTAATTAAAGAAGCCTGGAAGACAGTAGAGGACGCAGATACTCAGGGTCAGTTAAATATAAAAGCAGCATCTCTTAAGCTAATTGCAGATATAGAGACAAAAAGAATAGCAATGCTACAGTCTGTTGGGGTATTGGAAAACTCACAAATAGCCTCACAGATTGCGGAGACAGAAAGAAAGCAAGAGCTACTTGTTGGTATATTAAAAGAAGTGACTGCTGGTTGTCCAAAATGTAAGATGGATGTAGCAAAACGCCTATCTCAGATTACTGGTATCGTTGAAGCGGTTAATATAAATGATGCAGAGGTTATAACTAATGTTCAATAAAGATGGCTTTATAGAAATAGGCGATGAAATATTTGTTTATAAACACTTCATGTCAGATGAAGAGTGCGAATCAATTATGAAAGATATACTCTCATTGCCAGAAGATGTCTGGCAGCCGCCCTTTCTTGCAACTGCAAAAGATTATTTTATAAGCCATGAGCAGACAGAATCAATAAGAGCAGTTAAAAAAAGAATTGCATCAATAATGTTAGATGGTTGTTATGCAACTCCTGGTGGCAGAGCTTCAAAGCTTTTAAAAGGTGCTAGCAGAAGGCCACATTCAGACATAGATCAGTTTAAAGAAGTTCGGTATGAGGCTGGAATCTATAAAGAAGGTGATGACTTTGACTTGGCTGATTTAATTACTCATGGAACTATAATTTATTTTAATGATTTTGAAGGCGGGGAAGTCTACTATCCAGAACAAAATGACCTGCGGTACAAGCCAGAAAAGGGCGACCTTGTTATTCACGGTGCAGAACAAAAATGTAAACATGGAGTAGATGAAGTATTAAGCGATGTAAGATATTTTTCAGTAGGACATTTTTTTAAACATGTTAAAGTTTCTAAGGGGCATAATTTTAGAAAGACACCGCTAGAAAATCTCAGGGGGTAGTCAGTGTCGTTTGATTTTTCAGATCTAATTGATATTCTTGATGGTGAAGAGTTCGAAGAAAAGCCAGTAGACCTAAGAACATTTGTCAATGACCCAAATTATCTGGGGCTTCCACCTTTATCTGATTATCAGTATACCCTCATAGAGAAAAGCTCGCAAATATATAAAGAATCAACATTAAAAAAATTATTTGGTGAAGAAGAAGGATCAATTAGGTTTAAGCAAACGGCAAATGAAGTTGTTGCACAGTTAGGAAAAGGGTCTGGCAAAGACTACTGTTCAACAATTGCAGTTGCGTATATAGTATATTTGCTATTGTGCCTAAAAGACCCAGCAACATATTATGGAAAGCCACCTGGCGATTCAATTGATATCATTAATATTGCAATCAACTCCCAGCAGGCAAGCAATGTTTTCTTTAAAGGATTTAGAAGCAGAATAGATAAATCTCCTTGGTTTATAGGAAAGTACTACGCCAAAGCATCTGAGATACAGTTTCAAAAAGCGATCACAGTACACTCAGGTCACTCAGAAAGAGAAGCGTGGGAAGGTTATAACGTTCTTGTTGTAATCCTAGATGAGATTTCTGGTTTTGCAATTGAAAATACAACTGGTCACGATCAGGCAAAAACAGGTAGCGCAGTGTACGACATGTATAGGGCATCCGTAGACTCAAGATTCCCAGACTTTGGTAAAGTCATATTGCTTTCTTTTCCAAGATTTAAGAACGACTATATTCAGCAAAGATATGATGCTGTCATTGGAGAAAAAGAAACAGTAATTAGAGACCATAAATTTAAGATGTATGAAGAGCTCCCAGACGGAACAGAGGGCAATGAGTTTGAAATACAATGGGAAGAAGATCATATAATATCTTATAAGATTCCAAAAGTTTATGCAATAAAAAGGCCAACATGGGAGATAAACCCAGTAAGAAAGATTGATGATTTTAAAACTGCATTTTATACAAACCCAACAGATGCACTATCCAGATTTGCTTGCATGCCACCAGACGCAGTTGACGCATTCTTTAAGTCAAGAGAAAAGGTAGAGAAAGCTTTCAATGTTGGTCAGATAGCTGTAGATAATTTTGGAAGACTAGAGGAATGGTTTCTCCCAGACCCAGATAAGAAATACTACATACACGTAGACTTAGCTCAAAAGCATGACCACTGTGCAGTAACAATGGCTCATATTAATAAGTGGGTTAACGTAAAAGTCACAGACACCTACTCACAGCCCGCTCCAATTGTAGAGGTCGATGCAGTTAGATATTGGACCCCAACCCCAGATAAATCAGTAGACTTTACTGAAGTAAAAGACTATATTCTTTCTCTTAAAACAAGAGGATTTAATATAGCAATATGTACCTTTGACAGATGGAACTCTCATGATATGATGCAACAACTAAAACAATATGGTATCAATACAGAGATTCTGTCTGTCGCTAAAAAACATTATGATGACATGGCAATGGTGGTAGCAGAAGAAAGATTAATTGGTCCACATATACCATTACTTATAGACGAACTTTGCCAACTTAGAATTATGAGGGATAAGGTAGATCACCCAAGAAAAGGCTCAAAGGACCTTGCAGATGCTACATGCGGAGCTATATTTAATTCAATAAGCAGAACTAGGTTTGACGGCAACCAAGAAATAAATATACATACATATGAATCTATGAACTACGACAATGATTTTGGGTCCAAAGATGACCCAGATACAACATCTTATAATATGATTAGGGCACCAAGAATGCCTGAAGATTTAAGAGAAGCAATGGACAGGATGCAAATAATATGAGCGAATATCAGGACAGAGCAAAGGAATGCAAATGTTGTACTAAGCATGTTCCTCTCCCAACGGTTCTAAGAGAGTATAACGGAACAGTGGTATGCCCTACTACTTTTGCCAATGTTCTTGAGTATAAAAGAATATGGGAGTCTTATGGGTCAAGGCCAATGGGATCAATTAGAAAACATTTTTCCGAGTACGTACAGGAACTAGTAGAGGGAAGCCTGAAGCAATGATAAAAATAAAATACTATCTGCTAAAACCTTTTAGATTTTTTAAAAAAAGAAAAAATAGAAAAAAAGATAGGTTTATATACTAATGAAATTAAATTCAGATGACCTTTGGTACGAGTCATCGTATCCACTAAAATCAGAAATATCTGACTGGTCTAGTGAGTGTAACAGTTATGGCTATAGGACAAAAGATTTTGACTCCTGCTCAGACATTGTTTCTCTAGGATGCTCAATGACATTTGGTTTAGGTGTTGAGCCTGGTGAAGCTTGGCCAGACCTGCTAGCAAAAGACTTAAACATGTCAGTTCATAATCTTGCTGGGTGCGGTAAGTCTGTAATGTGGAGTATAAATAAATTTTTTTCATATGTAAATAAGTTTGGAAATCCAAAAATATTGGTTTGCTTGTTCCCAGAATTTACAAGAATAGAAGTCTCATCTAAAACATCACACATGACACCAAGATATAATCAGTTCCCAAAACATGATCTTGGTAATGATAAGATTATAAGATATGGAATATGGAACCAAAATAATAAATTTAATACTAGTAACGGTATTTTTATTGCAGAAGATTCCATTCCATCTGAACTATCTTTTGACATATCAATACAGTATATTAAAATGCTTGAAATGTACTGCAATACAAATAATATTAAATTATTATGGGGAACATGGTCAGAAGAAGAATCTTTATGGCTTGATAAAAATATAAGTTTAACTCAATTTAAAAACTATATTAGCTTGGGGATGAACGACTGGCACTTCAACAAAGAGGATGGCATGAAAGAAGTTTACAAAGAAAACTGCCACATAGAGCATTCTGGATTTAAAAATTTTTATTACCCAAAAGACGCAGAAACATCACCAACACCACATTTTGGGATGCATAGAAATATTCACATATGTGAGACATTTAAAAAGGAGCTATCATTATGACAAAAGAAATGAATACATCTTTCTACTACCCAGATCATTCAGTGTTTAATTGGAAATATGCAACAGAAGGACTAGCTGGTGGGTTGAAGGGAAGGGTTATAGAAGGCGTAAACTCAATAGGTTTTCTTGGAAAAGAGTTTGAATCTGCTGCCGACATAGTTGCACTTGGTTGCTCGTATACATTTGGCGAGGGTGTTACCAGAGGGGCAACATGGGCAGATTTTGTTTCCAGATCACTAAATTTAACCATGCATAATCTAGGGTCTAGCGGTAAAGGCGTTCCTTTTGAAATAAATTGTTTTTTTGAGTATGTAAAAAAATTTGGAAATCCAAAAATGGTCTTATGCCTGTTTCCAGATTTTGTAAGAATGGAAATCTCATCAAGATCACACAAAATGAGACCAGAAAAAGAATATAGGAATAATGGAAAAATTCCATCAATTGACCAAGATGAAGAAATCATAACTTATGGTATATGCCCGCAGTCTACATATGAAGGAAGGCCTAAATACCTAAAAACCCCAGTGGTTGCAGAGGATATAATGCCGCTAGAAACAGCGCAGATGCTTTCTATTCAATACATAAAAATGCTTGAAGCATATTGTAATACCAATAACATAAAGTTGATATGGACAACCTGGCTAACTGGACAAAACATATGGCTCAATAACAATAAAGACAAAGGATACTTTAAAAACTATTTTAATTTTAATGAAAATGAATGGCATCAGAGAGTTGAAGATCTTGGTAAAGATATCCTTTGTGATAAATTTCATGCTAAAGGGTCTGAATGTACAACTGAATTTAAATGTCATGAAGAGTATCGTGATAAATATCGGCTTGGATTTGATGTATCTTTAGATGTTAAAATATCAAGAACGGCAACACTTAATGGCCATTCTAGTATTCACAAACACATACACTGGGCAGAATTTTTTATAAAGGAAATTAATGACTATAATATTGGGAGTTAATGAGACATCTCATGATGCCTCTGTATCTTTAATTAAAGATGGAGAGATACTATTTGCTGGCCACGCAGAAAGATATAGCAAACAAAAAAATGATTGGTACATAAATGATAGTCTAGTTAATGATGCTTTGTCTTATGGGGCACCTGATGCTATAGCCTACTACGAGAAACCCCTTCTAAAGGCCTCCAGGCTATTTATAAAGGGTGGTTCTGGGGACTGGAAGCCCAAGTTTAATATCGATGGAATACCAAGAAAATCATTTAAACATCATTATTCACATGCATGCGCTGGCTACTATACAAGCTCATTTGATGACGCAGTAATTGTAGTCCTTGATGCAATAGGAGAATACAACACATCAACAATATGGGTTGGTGAAGGAGAAAACATAAAGTTAAAATATAAACAAAACTACCCAGTTAGTTTTGGATTGTTCTACTCAGCATTTACACAACTAATAGGTCTAATGCCAAATCAAGAAGAATATATTATGATGGGAATGGCAGCGTATGGGGACTGGACAAAATATTACAGAAAAGTTGATGCATATTTCCCAAAGTATGATCAACAAAAATATAATTTTCACAAAGGCATTACAGACTGGGGCTGGGTCTCGGAGCAAGATAAATTTGATATAGCAGCAGCAGCTCAAATGGTATACGAGCAAAGGCTTAATGATTTTATGCGTATGGCGCAACATCTTACTGGCAAGAATAATTTAGTATTTATGGGTGGTTGTGCATTAAATAGCAAAGCCAATACATTGCTATGGAACATATTTAAAGACATATGGATTATGCCAAATCCTGGAGACGCTGGGAGTTCTTTGGGAGCGGCAGCAGCAATGTATGGGAAGCATATAGAATGGAAAGACCCATATCTTGGATATGATCTTGGAGGACAATATCCTTCACAACAAATTGTTGACGCAATATTAAAAGACGGAATAGTTGCAGTTGCATCTGGCAGAGCAGAGTACGGTCCAAGAGCACTTGGAAATAGAAGCATCCTTGCAGATCCAAGAGATCCAAATATTAAAGATAAAGTAAATCTAATTAAACAAAGAGAGTTGTTTAGGCCATTCGCACCAGTTGTTTTAGAAGAACATGCAAGTAAATGGTTTGATATGAATTTTTCTAGCCCATACATGCAGTACACTGTCAAGTGCTTAAAACCAGATTTAATACCATCAGTAGTACATCATGATGGAACATCAAGAGTTCAAACAATAAATAAAGAACAACACCGTGGTCTGTGGAGAGCAGTAAATAAATTTTATTTACAGACAGGCGTACCAATATTATTAAACACAAGTCTTAATATAAAAGGCCAACCTCTACTTAATGATGAGCGGGATGCTATTGACTGGCAGGCGCACTACGGTTATAATATACTAACTAGCGGCAGTAGCTTAGTTGGTTAAAGCCCCGAACTCATAATTCGGTAATCGTAGGTTCGAGTCCTACCTGCCGCACACCTCTGTAGCTCAGCGGAAGAGCAACAGACTTCTAATCTGTTGGTCGCTGGTTCGATTCCAGCCAGGGGTACGATACAAAAGTATCACTTATATATAAGGAGAAAAATGAAAACTGTAGGAGATAAACTCGGTAACTTTGCCGTTACTGGAGTTAAACCTGGAGCTTTATCGTACGAAGAAAGCTCATTTGAAATTCTTACGCAAGACTCTTTTCCAGGCAAATGGAAAATTATTGCGTTTTATCCAAAGGACTTTACCTTTGTTTGCCCAACAGAAATTGTTGCATACGATGCGTTAGTCAATGATTTTAATGACAGAGATACTGTCCTGATGACTGGATCAGTGGATAATGAATTCTGTAAGATTGCGTGGAGAAATGCACATGAAGACTTAAAGAAGACAAACTCATGGTCATTTGCTGACTCTGCACATCAGCTTGCAAATGATCTTGGAGTGCATCACCCAAGTGGTGTTGCATACCGTGCAACATTTATCATTGACCCAGACAATGTTATTCAGCATGTAACATGCAACAATCTTGATGTCGGAAGAAATGCAGACGAGGCATTGCGTGTACTAGATGCACTACAGACTGGCGAGCTATGTGCTTGCAACAGACCTTTGGGCGGAGAAACTCTATAATGTCTTGGGTAGATCAACTTAAAGAATCAATTCCAGAGTATGCAAAAGATATTAAACTTAATCTTGATGCAGTAATAAATAGATCAGAGATAGATCCAGATTATGCTCTTCATATTGCTATAGCATCTGCATTTGCTACTGGTAACTCAAAGCTACTAGCATTCCTAGTTGGCAACTCTACTAATGAGATAGAAAGAGATGCAGCACTTGGAGCAGGCGCTATTATGGCTCAAAACAATGTATGGTATCCATACTCAAGAAAATCACATGATGAAGAGTTTAAAAGAGTCAATGGTCAATTGAGAATGAATATCATGGGTACTCATGGGGGGACAACTAAAGCTAAGTTTGAATCCTATGCGCTAGCAGCATCAATTATTGGCAAGTGCGATTATTGTGTTTCTGGTCACTTTGATGTTCTAAGAAATGAAGGCTACACATACGAGCAGTTGCGTGATATCGGAAGAATTGCAGCAACAGTTAATGCCCTAGCAAAAATACTTAGCGCATAAAAAAATCTCCTTGGCAAGAGAATAAACTGCCACAAGTTCCTATAGCTCAGCTGGTAGAGCAGCAGACTTTTAATCTGCGGGTCGATGGTTCGAAACCATCTGGGGACACTTATGATAGAATATATACATGACTAAAAATATATTAATAATTGGTGACTCGCACTCAGCAAAATTAGGTTTTAACCTAGGGAAAACATTGTCATCAAAAATTAAATCGGCATTTAGACAAGAGTCTGACCACCAGTACAGAACAAAATATTTAGATAAAACTGGTCATGAGGTCTGGATGGAAGATGGTCTTGTAACATACAAAGATGACCACATTAAATTTTTTATATCATCTCATCCAGGGAGATCAGCGTTACATTATGATTTTGAAAACTTTGCCAGCGGTACTCAAAAAGAAGTACTTGATGAGTGGAATTCAGAAGACAATATAATAATGCCATGGCTTGGATATATTGATGTAAGAAACTGGCTACCGCAAACTGAACTAAAAAATTATGTAGATGTCGAGAGTGTGGTAAAGACATACATAGATAACGCTACAAGTAAATTTAATAAGGCTAGGGTTATATTTATTGAGCCGATGCCTCAGTTCATATGCATAGTTACCAGCAGGTTCAGATTCAACCACACGGACCCAGCGATAGAGTTTGAAGATAGGCACGAATTTCAGCTCAAATTTGTTTCAGAGCTGCGTAAGCAATGCTTAGAAAGAGGGTTGAATAAGCCAGTAAGCATATCCGATATACTTGGTACGGACATGATAGAGCCATGGATGCAGCCCAAAACCCCTATAACCTATTTCTTAAATGATCACCTAAAGCCACAATACTATACTCAAATACTTGAGCACATATACAGCAACGTTAAATAATTTTTTGGTATACTAGGATAGTATTAGCAAATTAACAACAAGATAGGGGAACAAAATGGCAACAAAAGGAAGTTTAGAGGCAATCATCGAGGTTGCAAAAAAAGAAATTGGAACAATTGAAGGTCCAAAAGATAACGAAACAAAGTATGGTGCATGGATAAAAGTTAATTTCCAACCATGGTGCCAATCGTTCGTTTCTTGGTGTGCATATACTGCGGGGGTTGCAAAGTTCCCAAAGTCAGCATCGACTGTAGCAGCGTCAGATCAATTTAAGAAGGAAGGTCGCTGGTCAGATGCACGTAATGATGACCCACAGGCTGGAGATTGGATTTATTTTGATTTCCCAGATGATGGTGTAAATCGCATTTCGCATGTTGGATTGTGCATCAAGAACAATGGCGATGGAACAATTCAGGTTATCGAGGGAAATACTTCAGGAACCGCAAAAGGAGATCAGCGTAACGGCGGAATGTGTGTTGAGAAGACTCGTGCATATGTCAAGGATAACAAGAAGAAGCTACTAAATGCTGTTGTAGGTTGGGGCCGTCCAGTTTATGCTGGGGAAGAAGATGCTCCACTTTTAAATAAACTAGCACCAGCACCAGTTAAGAAGGCTGCACAAGCAAAGCCAGCGGCAAAAAAAGTAGCACCAAAGAAGACTAAGTAGTGTACGAGTACTACGTAAGAAAAGTAGAAGGTGTAGTCGATGGGGATACTATTGATGTCCTCATCGATCTAGGCTTTGATATTTTATTTGCATCTAGGGTAAGACTTGCTGGGATAGACACACCAGAATCAAGAACAAAAGATCTGGCGGAAAAAAAGCTGGGGCTTGAAGCAAAAGAGTACTTGAAGTATAAGCTAAAAGATGCCAAGTCTGTAAAAATTAAAACAGAAAAGATGGACTCTTCAGAAAAATATGGAAGAATTCTTGGATGGATATTCATAGATGACCAGACCGTATCTATTAACGATCAGATGATATCTGATGGATATGCTTGGGGTTACCTTGGTGACACTAAGGTAAAAGATTTTGAAGCACTTGCAAAAGCAAGAGCAAAATCAAAAAAGTAAAAGCTAACTAACAAGAAAGATAAAATGATTATTCAGATTATGGGCCTCCCAGGCTCAGGTAAAACAGAGCTTGCCAAAGCTTTAAAAGAAAGAATCAATGCGATTCACCTTAATGCGGATGAGGTTCGTGCAACAGTAAACTCAGATCTAGGGTTTAGTCCTGAAGATAGGATTGAGCAGGCAAGGCGTATGGGCGAGATGGCAAGGCTTATTTCAAAGCAAGGCGTAGCACCAGTAATAGTAGACTTTGTTTGTCCAACTGAACTAACACGCTCAGCATTTGGTAAGCCAGACATATTAATCTTTATGGATACAATTGAAGAAGGACGTTTTGAAGATACAAATAAGATGTTTGAAAATCCAGAAGATCCTGACGCTAAATTTGATAGTCACAAGCTAGACGCAGAGCAAAAAGCATCGGTAATTATTAGCTACTTCAACCTACATGATTGGTCAGCGCCAACCACATTAATGCTTGGCCGATACCAGCCATGGCACGAGGGCCACCACGCCCTCTACAAGGAGGCTGGCAAGAGAACTGACCAAGTACTTCTTGGAGTCCGCAACACCTACAACACAAGCGAGAAGGACCCTCTTAAATTTGATCAGGTAAAAGAGTATATTGCCAAGGATGAATTTATGGATGGCGCATTAGTATTAAGACTACCTAACATTACCAACATTGTATATGGTCGTGATGTAGGATACAAGATTGAACAAGTAGATTTGGGGGCAGACATTCATGCTATATCGGCTACGCAAAAACGTAAAGAGATGGGTATCTAAAGCCTGGAACTTGATTACTAAGCCTAACAATATGGAGTGGCCATCATGAATGTATCTAAACAAAGATCAGCATTAAAGGCTATTACATGGCGCATAATTGGAACAGCAGATACATTTGTTATATCTTGGGTAATAACCAAAGAGCCAATTACGGCTGGAGCCATCGCAAGCTTTGAGGTATTTACAAAAACAATACTTTATTACTTCCATGAGCGTGGATGGAACAAAATTAAATGGGGAAGAATAAGCTCTTAGCAGCCTCGTATAACTCTACATCCATATAGTTTACTTCTTTAATTTTATTTATCTCTTCCTCAGTTAAAGAATCATAGAATTCTTTGGTCTTCCATAACCTAAACGAACTTGTATCCTCTAGTCCATCAAAGTACTCTATATTTTCAAACCCCAGGTCATCAGCAATTTTTTTCTTTATTTTATTATATGTATTTATATTAATATCTTTTGAGTCTATTAGCATGTCTACTCGTTTAAGTCTTGATAGTATTAGATCTCTATCTAATTCAACATCTTTGTGTGGATCAACTTTATTGTTTGGCCACTCTATAAAGCTTCTAGACTGAATGTTGGTAACTAGGTCTATTCTATTAAAGAAATCTTCTTTGTCTACAATTGCACTAAATGATAAGTTGTAACTTATTATTGCTTCCACTGGGTCTCTTAAGGCGCATATGATATATGTATCATCGGATATCAGATTATTCCACCCATGATGAGTCCAGTTTTCGGGAGTAACCTCTGGTATAAGAAACTTTTTGTCCTGAGTCTTTGATGCTTGAAGTATATCCCGAAGAATATATTTATGGAAGAATCTTCCATTGGTCCTACTTACATGCAAGTGGTAAAACGATTTCATACTATATATTGTAGCATTTTCATATTGACAATGACATGGATATATAGTATATTTATACAATGCCAGTTTATGAATATAAATGTAGCGAAGATGAATCGCATGCTGTTTTATCTGTTACCCGCTCAATTTCAGAGTCTGATCCAGGATACATTTGCGAAGAATGTGAATCAGATATGATTAGACACTTTACTCCATTCGGCATACAATTTAAAGGCAATGGCTTTTATAAAACAGATAATCCAAAATAACTAAAGTGGTATAATTAACTAAGCAGACATCTTGTTTGCGTAGGAGCCATAGTTGAAAAGGGTTAAATTATTTAGAATAACAGCGTCCATAATGCTTGCATTTGGATGGCTTTTTATGTCCCCCGCCTATTCCGATGACCCTCTAAGCTTGGCAGCTCAAGAAATTGAAGAGCTAAATAATAGCATTGACGACCTTGGCTACAAGGATGAATTTATATCCCTAATTGAAGAGGCAGAAGACAAGTATGACCTTGCAGTATCTGCACAATCAACCCAGTCTCAAACCTCTGACCTATATGATGATTCTCTTGACGCAGAAGCCACGGCACTTGAAGAAAAAGACTTAGCCCAATCAGCAGTAGACGGACAAACAGTAACAGTAGCCACTGCTTTAGACAATAAAAATGATGCCTACGATGCCCTTGGAGTAGCAAACATCAATCTGTCAAACGCTCAGCAAGCATTAGACAGTGCTGGTTCTTCTGGTTTGGCATACGATGTTTATAGTCTAATTAGAGTTAACGGACTTGCAGCCACAGATCAATTCTTATGTAGTGGAACACTAAATGGAAACTATATGACTCGTCCAGTTTGTGGTAACAGATATGAAAACTTTATAGTTAAATTTACTGGACAGATAACTGTTCCATCATGGTTTACGCAAGCATACTTTGCAGGATATACAGATGATGGTTTTAGAATGTATATTGA